CCCTTGAGCCATATACCCTTGAAATTTATCAGCAAATCCTTTTATATTGAGTATTTTTTCTGCTGAATTAGCAATATCTTTGATACGTTGCTCAGGTGTTTCTTGATCAATTAAATATCCGCGCTCTAAAAACTTGCGTGAATCTTTATTTAACCAATAATAATTAGGTTTTTCCATACGTTATTTTAATATAAATTTTCGTTAAAACAAGTCTTCTTCTGAAAAAGATTGCCCCTTTTTACTGTATTCTACAGGTTTACCATGGAAAAAATCTGTTAAATTATTTCCCAATAACTCCTCTTCAAACCACAATGTAGGTAATAATATTTTACTGTCCACTTCGAACAATTTCTTAAACCCAATCATTTCTAAAGATTGATTAATTCTATTTTTTACGAATTCTTTGAGAGTTGTTGCATCCAACCCTTCTTCATTGATACCATTTACCATCCAATCAATAATTTTTGATTCCGCAATAAATGCTTCTTGTGCTTCTTCCATAACACGTTGTTCTAAATCACTATCAAACAATTCAGGGTACTCTTCTTTGATAGTGTTGATAATTTTAGCACCAACTATAGCATGAATATTTTCTTCATTACGGGTATATTTTACTTGCTGGTCTGTATCTTTTAATACATTTTTGAACCTTGCAAACCAATTAATTACATAAAATTGTGAAAATAATGAAACGTTTTCTACAAATAATGTGAATAAAATTATTGCATACAAATACTGCTTTTTGTAATCTTTATAATATCTGTGTGTGTATTTTTTAAGATATTTTACACGTCCTTGAATCCATTCTAATTTAAGATTATCTTCAAACACATTTTCTAATCCTAATACAGATATTAACCTTTCATATGCATTGTTATGTATAACTTCAACATTTGCCATAACATATCCTAAATCAGCTAAAGATGGGTGCGGTAGGTTTTCACCAAGTTTTGCCCAGAACGTTTTTACTGCTACTTCAATTTGTCCAATAGCAGATAATGTACGGATAATAATCTCTCTTTCTTGTTCCGTTAGAACAACTTTAAATTGTTGTACATCGGATTTGAATGAGAATTCTTTGTCTGTCCAAAACCCATTGTGCATTGCCTCAATAAATGTATCTGTCCATGGATATAAATTGGGTTTTCTTGATATTTGCTCGTCGAAAATCATAATACTCTTCTTTTTTTATTTATGTTGTTTTTATTGTATGTGTGTTTGTTTGATTGAAATACTTTTAGTATGTAACTACCTGATAATTATATGTTTATACTTCCCATGGAAAAGTTATCCAAACATTGTTAGATACTTCGGTTGTAAAGAATTCTGGAACAAATTTTGTATGCGGTTTATAATACAAACTCGCAAATTTTATGTTATTCTTTTTCATGAATAAATCATGTGTAATATTAGTAAATGTGTTACCGGTATCACTTAAATCGTCAACAACTAATATATTTTTATCTCGATGAAGGTTACATATTGATACACCGTCCTGGTAAGTTTGTTGATTATGTTGTGCAGTATTTTCGTATGAACTTACACCATGTGCAATTAGTTTTGAATAAAACAGCTTGTTGAGTATTACACTTGGTATTAATCCACCAGTTGATATACCTAGAATAATGTCTGGTGTAAATTTTGCAATAATTTTTTTATACAATGCATTCGTATCTTTGTACACATCGTCCCATGTCAATATCATATTGTAATTATGATAAAGACATTTTCGAAATAATCAAATATATTTATGTATTATCCACCTACTAATTCATTGAAATTAGTACCGGTACGTGTTGCGTAAAAGTTAACTAATATAAACTCTGCTGCACGAACTGGTTTTAAATACACATCCACAACTAATTCATTTTGATCAATAACTGTTGGGGTGTTATTCCGTTCGTCACATACTAGCAAGTAATCGTATACACCATCTGTCTGTTTGACTGTTTCAAATATTGGAGATAATGTATTTATAACTTGGGTACGTGTAAATAATGTATTTGGTTCAAATACAAAATATTTTGCAGTCCGTTTTGTTGCTTTTTCAACATATAAGAACAATCTACGTACATTAATACGATCAAATGCACTTGGTTTCTTGAGTAATGTTTTCTGACCAAAGATTACAAACCCTTCTCCTGGGAATAATGTTACTGGATTCAAACTAATCTTGTATAATTGATCGCGCTCTTTCTGTTTTGGATAAACACCTAAATCAATTGCTCCTGTAACTCTACCGCGTGTGTAACCCGCTGGTGCATACCATGGATAGAAGTTTTCATCTGTATTTGCCATGTCTGCTGCAGCAAATCCTGAGAACGGTACCCATACATCCGAACCACTATAAGCATCATTAACTTTTGCCCAGTTAGCATACGTTGTAGCATAGCTTGAATTACATAACTCAAAGGTACGTCGTAATGGTGCCCATACATTCACTGAAAATGAATTCGAAGGATTGTTTAATACTTTGTTGTTAATACCAGTTACAAATATATGACGTAATGGATCTGCAACAAACAAGCAATCTTTACGAGCTATTTCTGCGAAATTTGTAAATGTATTGTAAATTGTTGTGTACAAACCACGTAAATCTTGATTTGCACTAGGACTGTATACAAATGTACTTGTTAAAGCATTAAGTGCTGTAGAGTAATTTGAACTAATTTGTGTATCATCATAATATGCTGTTGAGTTTGCGCAAGCTGCGGTATAGATTGTACCCAAACCTGCTTCACAAATTAAGTCAATATTAAAAATTTCATCATCATCAATTTTTGATAAAATGCGTTCAATTTTACTTGGAATGTTACCAATTGTTTTACCAGTTGTTGTTGAGTTTGTATAAGCACCTAATGGATATAATGAATCAGCATACCCTAATCCAACTGCAGCTGAAAGAAAAGTTGTTTGATTAACACCAATACTTGCTGTAACCGCAGCATAATTTGTGTAATTCGCTGCACTTGTAGTTGAAGTGGATGTTGTTGCAGTTGATAACGTGCCTGTTAATAAATTTTGAATTGTATGTGTTACAAATCGAACTTTCTTAGATGGTGTAGCTGTCTGTGCATTAATCCATGAAGATCCAAGTCTATTTGAAATGTAATCATTAACTAATACTGTAATATTTCGAGAATTACCTGTTTTGTTACCGATAAAGTACGGAACAGGTAACCCACCATTTACATTTTGTAATTGACGGTGATAATCAAATGATGCATTATAAGATTCATCAACAATATAATCAAGTACAGTTGTATCTGGAGCGTATGGAGATTTAAATAACTTGAACACGCCAAGGGATACAGTGTCATCATATGCAACATTAAATGTATCAAATGATGGTGTATTCTCTAATCCAGCAGCAAGGCTTTGAGATGAATATGTACCAGTTGCGTCAGATTGTGAACTGACTGCAAAATTTAACACACTTTTTGGTATAGATAAAAAGTCAGTAGTGCCAGTTGCTGGTGCGGTTACTTGAGTTGTTTGTACATTTACAATGCTATCAAAATTTGTTGTTGGTAACAAGTTGGTGTTATCAATAATACCAACATAATAACCTTCAAATTGATCATTAATAGTTGCTTGAGATTTATTCAACACAACTAAACCGGCACTTGCAAATGATGCGATAGATGAAATTCCAGTAGCAGCACCGGAGAGACCTGAAATTGTAACTGTACCGGACTCAGGTACTGTTGTGTTGCTCCATGTAATACCACCTTGTACAATATTATAATATTCAGATTGTGTCAATTCAAACAATTTCGGTGCACCAAAAAAGTAAATACTGTCTGCTGAAGCATTTAATGTTTGTGTATATTGATTAGAACTTGGCGAGAAAGCTACTGTAGGATATACTAATGCACTATATTTACTACCAAATCCATCACCTAAACCACTACCATATGGTAAACGATTAACGAGTAAATTACCATTACTACCATTTAAAATTTGTTTGGCTGTGTAATACAAATAACGTTCTGCAGCATTAGTTGGTGTACCATAAATTTGTTCAAATTCAGGAACACTAGTAATTTGAATAACAGCGTCTGTTGGACCTTTGGATGCAAAACCAGTAACAAAAATATCTGTACCACGAGGGATACTCGGTGAAAGTGATAAATCTTTTTCTGTAATTTGTACGCCGGGGCTTTGAATAATTCTGCTCATATTTTATATTTATAAAATTTCAACCAAAAATATTTGAAATGTACAAATTTAATCAAAAATTATATCAATGTTACATTAACTTCATGAAATGCAAACTCAAATGTTGATTCAATTTCGGTAGAATTTCTGTAATTGTAATTCATTTCACCCAAAGTAACAGGAAATGATTTGGTATAATCCCATCGAATTACATTTTTATTGAATTCATCTTTACCGTATACTGTAAACGTTGTCGCGTAATCATCAATTCCAAATTTTTTATCTAAAACATTTTTTGAATCTACAATACCAGATACACCCTCTTTTTGATCCCTCAATAAATTCAACCATGAAAATAAAACCCAATAATTATTAAAATAGTTATCAATTGTAAAATTTATTGTAATTGGTGCATATGCAGGTCGGGAATGAGATGATAATTGTACAGATGATCCCATGTAACGTGCTTCAATTGGTGGTACTTGAATTCTAGGCACAATTGTACCGTAAACAGAAAATTGTAACGTATCTAAATTAATATTAATATTATTTCTAACACCTCGTTTATTAATTTCTCGAATAGGTGTGGGTAAATTAATAACAAGTACAAACTTATCT